CCACCACACGAAAAAAACGGAAACGGCCAATCCACACATACGAATCTATGTAATCTTCCAGGGAGTGGATTTGATGAATGAAAAAACCTGGTTTCTCTCTAAAACAATTTGGTTTGCTATTTTAACAGCATTATTACCATTTGTTGATGCTCTACAAGCAAATTTGCGTACAGTTGATCCTATTTTCACAACTGAAACATCTATTAAGATATTTGCAACAGTAGTGGCTTTAATTAATATAGTTTTACGGTTAGTCACCACCAAACCTATAAAAGTGTAAAAAGCAAACACAGGTATAAAATGTCCCCACTCGAAAAATTCGTATCTGCAACCGCTGCAAAAGTAGTTCCACAAGAGAATAGTGGTGGATTAGGTGTAGACTGGATTACACTGATTACACTGATTACATCAGTTATCCAATCTATTATGCAAAATTGTCCAGCAAAATCCAATGAGGCAATTGCGTCAATTCGTAAACCTAGTTTTCTCCAGAGAGTGCGACTTTTCCGCGAAGTAAAAGATAATTGCGATTGTTGTGGTAATCGTTATCGAGTAAGAGCAAATGAAATCACACGAGCATTAGAAGAAATTGCGAGCAATACATCTGATGAGGAATTAGAGCAAATATTAGATGAGGCATCTGCGTAAATGCACTACCTAGCAACACTACTACTCTTTTTCCAGCTTATACCGCCGCTGGAACAAAAAGTTTTTCCATCACCTGGAAAAGCTGTAGGAATGGTAATATCAGATGATCCGGCTGGATGGGTAGTAGTAACTAAAGAATTTGAACCAGTTAGTTTAATACTAAAAGATGGAAACGATACAGACGGATATAAAGTTTGTGCATTCGAGGGACCATCAGGTGTTTATGGAGTTTTCCAGTTTCCAAAAGGAAAATTACAACCTATAGTTACAAAAGTAACTATAGGGCCATTAGTACCTATTCCGCCTGATCCTGATCCTATTCCGCCGGAACCAGACCCTAAACCACCCATACCAGTACCTACTGGGGATTTATGGGTTATATTTGTTTATGAAACGGCCGAACCATTAACTAGAGAACAACAAATAGTTTTTGGTTCATCTACTATTACAGCTTACCTCAATAGTAAGTGTGTAAAAACTTCTGATCGCCCTGCTTGGCGAAAATGGGATAAGGATATAGATGTTTCCAAAGAAACGCCAGAATGGCAAGCTCTTTGGAATCATGTTAAACCTTCTATAACATCCCTTCCAGCTATGATTGTAGTTTCTAAGAATAAGGCTACGGTTTATGCTGTCATAGATGAAAAAACCACTTTAGAAGCTCTAAAGAAACATGGTGGATAATAAAATTAGGTAAAACATGGGATTTTCTTCCAGATTAAAGCCGGGCGAATTCATTATCAATGATTCTACGCCATTTGACAAATGTATTCCTCCAGAGGGAATGTCAACTGGTTTAATGTTGTTTTCCAGGAAAACGGGATTTGGAGCAATTAGAAATGCTCCGGCTTTTCCAAAAGAACTTTTAATACCAAGAAGTGAATGGCAAGCCCGAATACAAGAACTGGAAGAAAGAAAAGCTAATCTTAGTGATTTAGTAGATCAAGCTGGTTTACCTTGTAAAGACCAAAATGGAACAAATTATTGCTGGATAAATGCTCCTACGCATTGTGTGGAAATATTACGAGTAAAACAAAATCAAAAAATGGTAATACTTTCTCCAGCTAGTGCTGGAGGACCAATAAAAAACTTTAGAAATGATGGTGGATGGGGACAAGAAGGATTAGAATGGATTGTCGAACATGGATTAGTTCCAGTAGATAAATGGCCTGCTAATGCAATCAGTAAACAATATTATACAGAAGAAAATAAAAAAATAGCATTAGATTATCGAGTAACAGAATGGAATGAATTAGTACCAAGAGATATGGATGAATTAATTTCATGTTTGCGTAATGAAAAAGTGGTAGTAAAATTTGCTCCACGACCAAATAAAAATATAACCGACCCTAAGCATGAGGTTTATGGAGGTATGGCAAATGGTGCTGTAAGAATATTTACAGTTCAGATGCAAAGAAACTTTCAATTAACCAATCCACTTACTGATTCTGAGAAAGCATTCTTAGAGGAATATATGGGTATGGAAAAGAATTCATTATCAATTTATAAAAAGGTTGATAATTTTTGGCGTAATCAAAAAGTTATTTTAAATAAGTCTAATACATATTTAGATTTATCAATTCCAGAAGATTACATTAAATATAAAATTTTACTTACAAATAAGGATTTAATTTGCCCATCATTAAAAGAGTTTACTAATGCGCGTAAGGAAACTTATCAGTTCTATATAGTAAATGAAGATGAAGAGATGAAACAATCTAATACAAGTATGACATCTAAGATGGAGGCTATGCTTGAACTTGGTAAAATCCTTGAGAATAAACAACTACTTAAATTCGTTATTGAGTCAGTCACTGGTCGTGGACTATCTAAAGCATCTAAACTTGATATGATTCAATCAGAAGCATTTAAGATTGTTGAGGCTAATCCTCGCTCATTTTTAGACGCTGTAAAGGATCCAAATCTAAAAACCAAGGTATTACTATCTGAATGTGTGGAAAGTGGCGTAGTAGTCATTAGAAGTGGTCTATATTATACTCATGATGGTCAGCCATTGTGTGAGAATAACGAAGATTCAAACCTATCATTTGCAGTTAAATATTTAAATAGTCCAAAGCGACAAGAAATGCGTATGACACTTGAAGCCAAACTTAAATCTAAAAAAGAATAAATTAAATGGCAAATAACATAGTAATTGATTCAACTTGAGTCAGGGATAGATTTAATCTACAATATAACAATATATTCAGTAATCAAGCTCCTGGTCTTGTAGATTATGAAATTTCTATGTATTTGACTATGGCTCATATTGAGATAATTGATGAATATTCTGATAATGTAGACTTATTTGAAAAGAATAGGTCTTTACTTACAGCCTATTTAATAAATGACAAAATAACTGGAGAGATAGCCACTACTCAAGATAGGGGTATAGACTACCAAGTGTTTGAATTCTCTGAGAACTATTGGAAGATAATGAAAGAGTATGCTATTACGGACTCAAATCCAACAGGCATTCCTATTAAGCCAATAACGTATGATGGATTCAATACAATGTCCGTCAATCCATTTAAAAAACCTAATGGACTAAAAGGTTGGAGATTAGATATAAATGCGGATGGTGATTCTGCGAGAGACGTAAAGATACTATTTAAGAAAATAGGTGACACTGATTATATTAAAACATATGATGTAGTGTATCTTGTTACTCCAAAGTCATTTGATCTAGAATCTGATATTATACCAAACTCGTTAGATAACAATCCATTCCTTACAGAAAAAATCATAAATCGCGCTGTGGAATTAGCTACTCGTGATTACAAACCCTCTGATTTACAGACTCAAATGGTAGTAAATAAACGATCAGAATAATATGCAAGAAACAGTTTATTATATATATAAAATAACCAACAATATAAATGGTATGTTATATATAGGTCAACACTGCTTTAATACTAAAAAAGATTATTATTTTGCACATGGAATATCTCATACTGGAAAAATATATGGAGGTCATCATACGTATTTTTGTAGAGCTGTAATAAAGCATGGATTTGAAAATTTTTCAAAAGAAATAATTGAATACTGTAATAAGGATAATATTGATGAAAGAGAAATCTTTTATATAAAACATTACAATTCCAAAAATCCAGATGTTGGATATAATTTAACAGATGGTGGCGGTTCGTTATCTGGATATAAAATGACAGACGAACACAAAGCTAAAATAGGATTAACCAACAGTATGTGCTCCGAAGAAACTAGAGAGAAACTTAGACTTGCAAATATAGGTAAAAGACACACTCCAGAATCTATAGAAAAAATGAGACTAATTAAAACTGGGATTAGGCGCTCGGGGGATGCAAAGAGAAAAATTTCAGAGTCAAATAAAGGTAGAGTTGTATCTATGGAAACTAGAAGAAAAATAGGTGATGCAAATAAAATATCTCTTCTTGGTAAAAAACTATCAGATGAAGTAAAAGAAAAATTACGCATATCAAGTACGGGTAGAATTAAAAGTTCTGAAACCAGATTGAAATTATCTATTGCAAATATAGGTAAGAAAGCATCGGATGATGCTAAATTAAAAATGTCAATTGCAAAACTTGGCAAAAAACAATCTGAAGAAACAAAATTAAAAAGATCAATAGCTTTAAGAGAATCTTGAGCTAGAAGAAAAGAAAACACATTACAATCACAAGTTCAGATAAATAAAAGGTCTGAATAATATTAATTTAATACCATAAATAAACAATGGCTGTTTTTTCAACCAATAGTGTTAGACATTTATTTGTCGCTAACACTTCGACAGGCGGAGCCGCTGGTCAGTATGTAGGTGCTGTAAAAACTGTAGATAATGAATTGTATCTAAAGTTTATCAATGCGAATACTCAAACAGTAGCGACCCCGTTGATTCCTATTTCAAAAATTAAAAGTGTATCTAGTAAGGCTTATGCTGCAAAAGTATTGCGCTCTGACACCATTACTATTAATACTGCTGTTGTTGGCCAGACCTACAATATTCGTTTTGTATTCCGTAATTGGGGTAGCGGTTCTTCCGAGAATCAATATTTCAAATACAGTGGAACATACAAATGTAAAACTGGTGATACAACCACAACTATTGCAACTGCATTAACAGCACTTGCTGTTACAAACTTTGCTCGCGAGGCAACTCCTCTTTTGACTATTACATCTAGTGGTGCAGTTATTACTGTTACTGAAATTGCTCAACCATTTGTTAAGGGCAAACAGCAAGGTCGTCCATTGAACTATTATTTCCAATTTGTTCCTATTACTGATTCTACTGGATCTGAAAATGTTGCATGAGGAACCGTAGCTTCTGTAGCTGTTGGATATGCAGGTCAAGGTACTGCTAATTTAGCTGCTGACCAAGAATACTTCTATCTAGGAGAACGTGGAGATAAATATCGTCAAGTTGGATTTCCATATACTTTTGATACTACTTATTTAGTAGATGCATCAAAACAATATGATACAATTGATATTACTTATAGTTCTGCTGATTCTGGTGCTGTTGGTGTAGAAAATGATTTACGCGTTATAACTATTCTTTGCGCTAATGGAACTTCTTCTGCTATTGCAAAACTAATCGCTAGTGACGTAAATACCGCAACTGGACTTACAACTATTCCTGTCGCTCCTGCGGCATAATAACCTAAAGGGTGCGGTAAACCACCGTGCCCTTTTTTTTGTTAGACATCATGGAAGATAAACAAAAACTTCTGTTAGGTATTACAAACTGTCTGCTTGGTTCATACATTCGCATTAGAGAAATTCACTGAAACACGCGCAATCAAGCAACACATAACTTAACAAATACGCTTCTGCCGGAAATAATTGACTATATAGATTCTATCATAGAGTTAATGTCTGGCGTAATAGAACGTCCTGGATACGATATACTAAAACCTATCATTCCATCAACGAAAGAACTTAAACCAATCTTACAAGCATTGGTTACTAAAATAGAGACATGCCAAGAATGTCTATCAGATCCTTCATTTAGGGGTATAAATAAAACATTAGATGATTTAATAGCGGACCTTAACCGCTGGTGTTACCTCGCAGATAACTTCTAGTAAATCAATACATTAATAAAATAATAAAAATATATGGCACTTAGAAATAGACAAGACGGTAAAGTTGAAATTTTTGTAGGAACTCAAAAAGTAGATGGACTATCTAAAAACGTAATAGAGTTTGACGAATTAGCTCTATCAGCTAACGTCACAACTGCAATAGCAGCAGCAACTACTAAACAAGCATTACTTACGTCACTTGGAATACCTGGACCTTACGCGGATGACGCAGCAGCTAAAGCAGCAACACCAGCAGTACCTGTTGGTGGAGTTTACTATATTACAACTACATTAAAATTAGCCACCGTAATGGCATAATATTATGGGAGGATATATAAACGGAAAAGTTGAGATTTGGTGCGGAGATTCGCCTCCGTTAAATTTGAATACATTATGGCAAAAGAGAATTACAAATAATGGTATTCAATCTACTGTGATGTATGAATATAATTCCAATCTTAATATATGACAAGTTCATAATTTGGAAAATATTGCCCAGAATACTGGCACGTCAGAATCCATGTTAATGTCACAGAAATCTATATCCGATTTATTTTCAAATATAAATACTGATATCTATAAAAAATCTACAACATTGGATTCCGATCAATCAATATCGTATGCAGACAATCCAACGTCTTACCAATATACTCCACTATCAATAAAATTAAATAAGAAATATATTGGAGATGTGTCTACAAATAAAAGATATCTTGCTTGTGGGTTTGATGATTTTAGATCTTCAGATGTATCATGAGTTTCACCATTATTTGAAAAATACGGATTTTCCGCAACTTTCAATAGAATAAACTCTTCACTTCCAACAAAAAATAATATACTGGACATTTATGATGTATTTTCAAAAAATCATGAATTTGGAGATCACTCAATATTGCACGAAATGTTTATATATTATTCACCACTATGAAATGGACAGGACCCAGCATCACCTGAGGGGGCTCAAGTTGCTTTCCCGACCAACAATGATTTTCGACAAGATCGTGGTGATGGAAAAAATATATTTGGAAAAATACTTACAGATACAATTATAATAGGTTATTTGCAACCTGACTTTGGAGAAAAAACGTGACAGGAATTATCTGATGCTGATTGCCAGTATTTAAGGAATTGGTATTCTGTTATTAAAAACGTTGATATAATAAATTATCTTGACTTACTTTCTAACGAGATAATTGGGACAACTGGAAGTTCTATTGATAGTTGAAGTGGAACGGAGTATTCTGGTGGTATTTTCACTGGTTGTAAGACATCTTGCAATCATGAGATATGAGAAAGAATTTGTTTAATACAAAAACATTACTTTAAAAAATACTTAGGAATAAACCAAGATATAACTGAATGGAGTCTTCCTGGCTCTAAAAATGCTTATTTATACCTTGAGGATAATGGCCTATATTACTATGATCGTGAAAAAACTCAGCCAGCAAATGATTCTGCGGAATTTACATCTAGCATCATCTTAGACACTAACGGAGATGGAATAAATAGGTCGTGGAGATTTGTTTTAAGAAATAATGGGTATAGAGGATTCCACGACTGTTTGTATCCAGGGAGGCATGATGGAAATGTTTTTTCTGAGATGTCAAATCAATATATAATAAATTCGTCTTATTCAAGATTAGATGGGCTTGTATATCCCACTAAAAGAGATATAGATCAAAGTTATCCAATTAATTATAGCGAAGAGTATTTTGATGGCGTTGATGATGGCTTAAAGAAAATGTATGAAGATACTAGTATTAATGGGTTTAGGCACTCTATAGAGTCAATTAGACAATCATGCGCTAGGGGCATTATTGCTGGTGGATTATGAGATAGTAGCGACTCGTATAGTGATCAAATATACTGAGAGAATATACTGAGGTTTTGTAGACTTGCAAACATAGAAGTTGTATCTAAAGCTGAGGCGTATGATATCGCATTTAATCGGCATGTATTGAATGGTAATTTATTATATAATCCAAACTTTGATAATATTGTAGAAAAAGTAATTCCAAACGCTAGTAATATACCAACAAATCCAGATGGATGGGATGGAAGTTGCTCTGTTCTAGATGACCAAAGCTCTCCCAATGGTATAAATAAAATATTGGTTTGTACTGGGGCTGCATACATGAAACACTTTGGAGTTCCAACTGGGAATCTAACACTTACTTTGTATGCGAGTGGCAATGGATATCTACAGATTTTTAAAATAAGAAATAAGCAGAATTCATATGAAGTGCCAGATGTCTCTGAAAACATTCACTATATGGAGGTTTCAAATCTTGAATTCCAAGAGTCTGTTATAAATTTCAATATTAAAAACGAGGATGCGATTACAAGTAGTAAATCTTTTGATGGTCTAGATAATAAAATCTGCGGAATATATATATATGTTGGAGGGAATGTAAATATAACACAACCTAAATTAATACTAAACTAATGGCATTAGAAAATAAAAAATTAAGTACATACGATGATTTACTATCATCAAATATAGATACAACGACTAAACTTGTGGTGCTAACTGGAGCTACAAAAGTAAATGCTAATCTTCCAGTAACAAGCTTTGTTGAAGACTCATTGACATCAAATAGCGTTGTTAAACCATTGTCAGCGGCTAAAGGTAAATCACTTCAAGATACTAAAGCTCCTATTGCTAACCCGACATTTACTGGAACTGTAAATGGTATAACTAAAGCTATGGTTGGGCTAGGTAATGTAGATAATACTAGTGACGCAGGCAAACCTATATCAACAGCCACTCAGAATGCTTTAGATCTAAAACTTAATGCAAGTTCATTTAATGATTTTATCACACTGCCTGTTTCTGGTGATATTGGAAAATTACTTACTGCAAATGACGATGGTACTGCATCATGAGGAAATACTATTAATACTCCATTAATTACAAACCTTCAGACATTTGCGGATAATACTGCCGCAGCAGCACTCGAAACCGGCACTATATATAAAACATCTACCGGTGTTTTAATGATTAAATACTAACTATTTTATTATCAATCTATATATTTTTTGAAAAAACACTCAAAAATGTTTGGTAGATTGAATAATTTAAATTACCTTTGCCTCAATTTATAATTTAAACGTAAATTATAGGTTGGGGCATTGTTGTAAATGAGTATTAATTTAAAATAAAATACATGACTAAAGAAGAGGTTATTGAGGTATTTAAAGAAAAGAGTTATCTATTAGAAATGGGAGCTTTTAAGATTTCAAAACAATTAAAGACCGATGTAAATATCATCAGAGAAGCACGAGCTATTGTTCGTAAAAACATTAAAGAGCTTGGAACTACATATCATCCAAAAGAAGTGGCATTTAAACATGACAAACAAAAGATTTTATTCTTAGATATCGAGACAGCTCCACTTCGTGCATTTGTGTGGTCAAGATGGAAGCAAAATGTTGGTTTGAGTCAGACTATTTCTGAGTGGTTTATGATTTCTTGGAGTTGTAAATGGTTGAATGATGATTATGTTTATTCAGATGTATTAAGTCCAAGAGAAGCTGTTGGTGAAGATGATAAGCGTATATGTAATTCATTATGGTATATCCTTAATGAAGCCGATACCGTAGTCACTCATAATGGAATTTCATTTGACCATAAAAAGATTAATACTAGATTCTTGTTGAATGATTTAATGCCAACAAAACCATTTAGAATTATTGATACTCTTAGAGTTATTAAAGATAATTTTGCATTTAGTTCAAATAAATTAGATAATTTATTAATTCAATTTAATCTTCCAAGAAAATTACACACAAACTTTGAATTATGGAGTGATTGTCTTGCTGGGAGTGTTGAAGCCTTAACCGAGATGGAAACTTATAATAAGAATGATGTAGTCACTCTTGAAAAAGCTTTTGACAAACTTAAACCTTGGATTAAGAATTTTCCAAATTATGTATTGTATAATGAACTGTCAGATGCAATGGCGTGTCCAACATGTGGTGACGTTCATTTAAATGATATTGGATATTACACTACTGGTGTGTCTAAATACAAAATGTATAGATGTAGTAATTGCAAATCTATATCAAAATTAAGAAAGTCTGAGAAGACCAAGGTTTTACTTACAAACAATATAAGATAATGAGAAGCTATCGCGAACTTGTGTTTAGTGTGCTTGATTCTGTTAAAATATTTAGCGATGATTCGGTTTGAGAAACCGACTATATTGCTAGCGTTTTAAATAAGTATCGAGGACTACTATTCACACAAAAATATAAAGGCAAGAAGGTAGAAATACCTTTTGCCTACTATCAGAGATTGAATGTATATTTTGATACCACATATGGTGATGGACAAATATATCAATCAGTTAAACAACTTCCAAACATCCTTGACACTACAAATTTATGGCAATATACATTTGTTAGTAATGATGGAATGCGAAGTGATAATTTAAATTTTATTAATCCACAAAGATTCAAAAATGTTGGATATAATAAATGATTAAGAAGTCAAGTCTGCATTACAATAGACTTAGATAATCATATGTATGCTAAAAGTCCTGGAAGTAATATTAGTAATGCTGTACAATTCGTAGGAGAACCCGATGTAATTACATCTGAGACTAAATATACATTGATATCAGAAACTGGCTTAAACCAACTCGCAGCAGAGAATCTAGTAGACTCATATGTTTATTATGATACTATACTTGATAATCCAATAGAAGGATATAGATTTAATGACGATAATACATTAGATGTATTGGACTTTATATTCCCTTGTGAAGAATCTTTAATTCAACCGATCATAGATTTATGTATCAAAGAAATTGCAGCTATCAATGGAATTCCTAGAGATGCCGCCAATAACGCATCAGACGATTTAAGTTTACCTAAACAACAAAATTAATGGAGCAGACATTCGAGGAGTATTTAAAAGAAGCCAAGAATGTTCATGGCGATAGAAAGCATAAAATAACTGGAAGTCAGAATACAATAGCTGGCTTCCATTATTACAGAAAGATTAGACCAAAGGAAACTAAATTTACTCTTAAAGATAAAGAATATCTCTCCATTATAAGAGAAATGAATAACTTAGTTGCTGATTATCTTGTTGAGAATAAGTCAATTAGCCTTCCATCTGGATTTGGAAAATTAGAGATTGTTAAGTACGAAACTAAATCGTGAATAGATGACGATGGTAAATTTATATCAAGCAAGATAGTTGATATGCATAATACATTTAAGTTATGGCATGAAGACGAAGAAGCTAGATTAAATAAAACCAAGGTTAGATTTGATGAAGATTACATATTTAGAATCAAATATCCACAAAAAGGTAGGATGTATAAATATAATGGATATTTCTCAATGCAATTTAATAGAGAATTAAGGCATAAACTTTCCAGGTCAATTAAGAATGATAATTATGATACATATATAAAACCATCTAGAAGCGCATGGCTAAAGCAAAATGGACGAACCTAAGAATCGTCGCAGATAAAATATTAAGAGATCCAATATTCATTGGATTAAATTTTGAAACTATCGTTGATTATTTCATAGACTTTATAACTATTGTTGGAGTCCCGGAATTATTTGACGAGAAGTTTACTAATGCAGAAATTCCAATTACGAACTATAGGGCTATATTACCTGATGATTTCTTGGAGGAGATTACAGTGCAAATAGACCACAAAGTTGCTAGAACAGCTACTGATACTTATTTTGGAAATTACCAAGAGTATCAGGACACTAATCCTAACGAATACTTTCCAGATAAGCGTTCAGAGCCATCCTATAAAATTAAAGGTGGTTATATCTACCTGTCCAAGAAGGAAGGTAATTTGCTTTTAAAATATAAATGTATAGCAACTGAAACCGATGTAACATCTGATGATTATGGAATTCCATTAATGCCAGACGATCCAGTATTTATTCTTGCTCTACAATCATATATAGAAGTTCAATTCTTAAAGATGTTATTTAGAGCTGGTAAAATTAATAACCAAGTCTTACAGATGGCGCAACAAGATTACGCATGGAATGTAGGACGATACGAGACTCATAGTAGACGTTTAACTTACGGTGATATGGAAACATTATCTCGTCAGTTTAAATCAATCCTGACACGCAATAACGATTTTAAAACACGTTTTAAACACTTGGGTTCTAGGTAGTTATGCAAATCAAATCAACCACATACAAGGTGAAAGGGATGAATCGTGATTTGAGCTATTCCGCATTCAATCCTGAGTTTTCATGACATAATAAAAATATACGACTTACAGCAAGAGATAGTAATGACTTATTGAGCGTTACAAACGAGAAGGGTAATTTATCCATCTCATTCAATGACTTAACGCCAGAAAGAATATATACATACTCATATGCATCTGCATTTGAAGATTACATAGGTGAGATAATAAATGTATCATACACATATCAATCCTCATTTGGGAGATATGTGTACGAGTTGAGTGATGGTCCAGCAGCTCCTTCATATACATACATCACTGGATTTACAAATTATATTAACGAATTAATAGAAATTTAAAAATGGCATTTACATACTCTGGATTTAAAAAATCCTTAAATTTAGTAATAACAAAAACGGCACATCCAACCAACGTTGAGACCGTAATAAATGAAAATGGTCAAGGAGAGTTCATCTTTGACGGAACTACATATCCACAATTAACTGATGATGAATTTTCTAAATTAGTTTCAAATGGCACTGATGGAACGTGAGAAATTAGAAAGAATGCTTTTATAGCATATATTGCTAATAAATATTCACTTGAACCAGACTTGCTATATAGTATAACTTGGTCAGATTCAAGAATTCCAGTTGACGAGATATTAATAACTATAGCTCAGCAGAGTGGAAGCACAGAATATCACATACAAGGAAGTACGTCATCATCAATGCAGGAGCAAGTAGATGTTGTTGTCAAAGACTATATAAGTAACAATGAATATGCTATGAGTTTCTTTGGATCTGGATTTGATTCTGTCATAATGGACGTAAATGACTCTATAAAGAACTTGGTATTAGTATCAATATCTCCTGAATATGGAACATATGCGCATTATTCAGTAAATATAGTTGGCGCAATTATACCGGTATAATATGTCAAATATAATCGGTAAAACTATTGGAAGTTGTGTTATTAATGAGTACTTAGTATTATTCACTACGGACAGTTCTTCCGATAGAATATATAAAATAAAGCCACCAAATGATAGTGGTGTTTCAGATATTGTAAAGCTGGTTGAATTAAACCTTGGATTTAATGAGAGTAATTTAATTCAAACTCTTCCATTCTACGAGAATGCGTCTATTCAAAAAGTTTATTGGGTTGATGGATTAAATCAACCTAGAGTAATTAATATAGCTATTGATGATGGTCGTATATATGAATATGTAGATACATCATTTGATTTTGTTCAAAATCTTGAATTAAACGAAACCTCTCAGATAACAAAATTATATGATACTGGATTATTTAAATCTGGTGTTATACAATATGGAGCAACCTACTTCAATAAGAATGGAGCTGAATCTAATTTGTTTTGGATTAGCGACATTAATTATATCTCAATGGATGATAGGGCTGGTAAGGTCGATGAGATTGTCAGGAATGCATTTAAAATCAATCTAAGTAATCTTGACGAAAAGTTTGACTACGTTAGAATTTATTCTATATATAGAACTTCAGTAGATGCAACACCAGAACTAAAGAGTGTTGTTGATTTAAAAATCCCAACCAGTAAATCAATAACATATGTTGATGGAGGTACTAGTGGATCTATAATATCTACGGACTTTTTATTGTATGTTGGTGGCGAAGAGTTAGTACCGCAATGTATATCTCAAAAAAACAATACGTTGTTTCTTGGAAATATAACACTCCCTGATAATGTTATTATTCCACCAACACTACAAACTTATGGAGATGAAATTATAGCTACTGGAGTTCCAGTACATAATTCAATATTTTCATGAGAAACTAACGAGGTTGATTTTGAAGGGTTATCTCAACCGACTGGAAACTCAATGTATCCGTATATACCTTTTAAATCAAATGTAAGACACTTTAAGTTTGATGAGACATATAGACTTGGATTACAAGGGCAATTTCCTAATGGCAAATGATCTAATCCTATATGGCTTGGATACGACAATAAGGTTGATAAAAGATATTCTACTCGTTATGGTTCTACTGGTCAAGTAAAACTATCTTATGTAACTGGAAAGTATTCTATAGCTCAAAATCTAGTTCAATGGATGTCAAAACCAAAATCTGATGGAGGTCTTGGATTTTCTAAGATTAGACCAGTGATGGTTCCACTTAGTTATTCTGATAGAACAATTATTGCCCAGGGCATTGTAAATAACACACTAGGCAATATGAGCAATAGGTTTGGTACTAATAAATCAAATCTACCATTTTCTTATCCAGACTATTTATTTAGAACCAATGGAAAGCGTAAGACTACATATCAAGATTTAGATGCATATGATGGCCAATACGCTCACTTTGATTTATTAAAACTAAACAATAATCTTCGTCCATCAGGAAGCGATCCTAATGAATGAATTGAAATAATGGGCAATGGTGACACTTGGGATTATCATGATGTAAATCACAATGGAACACCTCCACCTGGAACTGCAAATAATCATACTACTCCATTTGGAGGAGATTTCGATAAGGATTTCTTTTTTGTTGATAGAAATATAGTAAACTTCTGAAGTCCAGATTTAATTAATAATACAGACCAATTAAATAGCTATGTAAAAAGCATTCAATCAGTAGGTCTTTACGGATTTGCATTTCAAACAGCTTTAAATTCTAAGTTTGAAATAGATTTTGGTGACAGACCAGATACGTCTGGTAGTGACCCATTAAGTGATAATAAAGGAAATTATTACTCTAACGAAGACTATATTGGTGTTAGTAATTTCAAAAGACTATTCCCATACTTTGAAGGAACTCCAAGTGATGGTGGAAATAAAGAGCATAGAAGTTGGCATAATATTCCAATATGAAGTCCAGAAAAATATAAAATACATTTGCCATCAAGGGATGGCTCTAATACTGGTGTCGATTACCAGGACGAGACCATTGAGATTAATTTTACTAAACTAAATAAATCTGGATATAATTACTTTGGAATAAATAGGACGTTGAATTTACCTAGCTCAAGTGAATCCATTTATAAGTATAATATAAATAATCCGTATTTAGTTTTTAATGATTCAACAATATTCTATGAAAGTAATTTTGTTGACAATACCTTAAATAATGGCAATATACTATATTCTAAGAGTGTTGAAAAAAACTATCCATCTAACACATACTTCAATGCATTTAAATATGGTACTGGCGTGTGGGATTTGAATGCTGGTTTAAAATACTCCGATAATCTAAAATGGTATGAATACAATGGTCCACCACAAGATCCTATTGATGAACCAATAAATTCTGGATTAGCTATAAAGTATAATACCAATACGCACGCTATATTTTCATTTGGATTAAAGAATGGATTATTTAGTTGTATGCCTAGGCTTAGAAATATATCGCTAATTGGGACTTCTACTTATGAAGACTTTTCAAATCCAACAGACACCGACTGATATAGAAGTGGATCTGCTAATTTTAGAACAGATATTATAGGTAGAAGTTATTTAAATGATATAATGTTAGATTCGGATAAGACCAGTATCAATACACTACCAATATTTGATTTATATAGTAATGTAACAAGCGATACTAGGTATGGTGGATTAACTGCTGATGCATTATATAGCAATACGTGGATACCGTGTGGAGATTCCATTAGAATAAATGATAGTGCGGTAGATTTAAAATATACCATTGGCGATACATTTATAACTAGATTTGATATGCTCAGGGTCTTTCCAAATGACATACTACAAATACCGCAGCATACTGAAATAGTTTCATTTATATGTGAATCATTTACAAATTCTGATGGAAGAAGTGATGTAAATCGTTATAACACTGATAGCTCATTGATGACAACTGGAAATTATGGATTATTCAATAATGTATATTCTCAGAAGAATAATTACTTTAACTACAATATATTAGACCCATTATTGTTTAACACAACTAGATTCAGCAATTCGATTGTATGGTCTAAAACCAAAGTGTCTGGCTCTATAAATGACACATGAACTGATATCAATATGTTAAGTTCTATAGATTTGGATGGAGTTTATGGAGAGGTATCTTCAATAAACCTATTTAATAACGATTTATACGCATTTCAACCGAAGGGTGTGGCTAGACTACTCTTTAATGAAAGAGTTCAACAGCAAGCTTCAGATGGAGTTTCAGTGGAGTTGACTAATGGTTATAAAGTTCCTGAATATAGATATCTAACAAATCAATATGGTTGTAATAATAAGTGGTCAATAATTGAAGGTAAGCAAGGTATTTATTTTATAGACTATATTAATAAATCGTTGATATCTATTGGTGATGGAATTAGAGACTTAGGATTATCTCTTGGATTTAAATCATGGTTTAATGAGAATACTGATGGTAGAAATTATACGCTATCTTACGATAGAATTAATAATGATTTATATATTCACGATGAAACTGATTGTTTAAATTATTCTGAAACTCTTGGAAGTTTTGTGTCATTCTTTGATTATGTAAATGTTCCACAGATGAAAAACGTTTGAGATAATTTTATATCACTGAGTTATAGCGATATTCAAGGTAATACACAACAACTCTTATCAGAGAGTAGCTTAAATACACTTGGTAGTGAATCTGGCGATAATATTGTATCTGAGAATTCAGACTTGAATAGAACGTCACTTTGGATCCACAATAAGGGGGACTACAATATATTCTATGGTAATCAAAAACCGTTCAGTGTTGAGTATTTACTTAATCCAGATCCATTAAACGACAAGGTATTTAATACATTCGAGTATAGACTTAATGACCAATTGATTGATTGGAATAACGTAGTAGTATCTAATTGATATCAGGTTGGTAAATTAAACTCAGGTCAGTTTACGGCTAATATGAAGCGTAAGTTTAATGTCAATAGAGTTCAACTACCAAGACAGAACAATACTTTAAATAGAATACGTTCAACGTGGTCTAGATTAAAAGTATCACACGAAGTAACAGAAGTTAATAGCAATAATAAGTTTGATATGCAAGACTTGAATATCACCTATACTATTTAAAAATAAGATAACCTATATATATTTATTATGTATGGGTTATTTTTTTTATTATATGCTTGTATAATCCAAATACTTATTGTAACTTTGCAGAAATTTATAAAATTTGACGTAAAAATCAATTAAAACAATATAATAAATGCTTAATTATGGCAAAAAAGAAATTAAATAAATTCGTAGTGCCTAGAGAATATAATGAATCAGCTATATTTGCAAGAGGTGGAAATCTATATGGAGTCGGTGATTATTTATCAATACCAAAAATGGGAGTTAATGTTACTGGTGGTCCAGATTTATCAAGTATAACTGCTAGTGGTGTACAAAAATTAAATGCCGCTAGCAAAACTACTACAACTATGCCACAAACACCAGGCGTTGGAGCTTATCTAGGTGCAGCTCAAGGAGCTATGCAACTAGGTAATCAGGTGATAAATAATTTTGATACACCTGGAATTGGCAGTGAGGTTGTCGGGACTCAAGATATGTCACGCAATGACATATTAAATACTAATGTCAATGTGGATTCAAGACAGTCAAGTGTTGGCGGTCAAGCGTTAAGTGGCGCAATGACTGGTGCTCAAGCTGGTAGTCAATTTGGATTGATTGGTACTGGTATTGGCGCTGGAGTAGGATTACTTACTGGTGGAATATCATCTATAGTTGGTAATGATAAAAAGCAACAAGCTGCTGATTCAGCAGAACAAACATGAACGAATAATTTACAGGCTAAGAATAGACAATTTCAAGGTCAAGATTTAAGAACGAGTATGGCAAATTTCAATAATAATGGTGGTGATTTATTCGCTTATGGTGGACAAATGAAATCGCAACTAACTGAATTTCAAGAAGGTGGCAGTCACGAATCTAACCCAAATTCGGGTATATTGCAAGGTACTGGCGCTAACGGTAAACCCAATCTAGTTGAAGAGGGTGAAACAAAGCATGAAGATTATATATTCTCTGATAGACTTAAAATCAATCCTAAAATATCTGGTGAGTTTAAGCTACCAAAAGGATTAAATGGCAAAACATTTGCTGATGCATCTAAATATTTATCAAGAGAGGGTAAGGATAGACCTAACGATCCAATAAGTAATAATGGAGTTAAAGCACACCTAGCTAAATTAACTGCTGCTCAGGAAGGCTTGAAAGCCAAACAACAACCACAGCAAGGTATTCCAATGGAAGGTCAACCTAACGCTAACATATTAGAGCAAGGTCAACAGTTTGCTTATGGTGGAGACCAAACACATTATCAAAATCCAACATTACAAGGTGCCAATATAGGCGCTGAAGGAATGGATTTGTCAAGATATGCTCCAGTAGGTGCAAACTTAGCAATGGGAATTAGTGATATGTTTGAAAAGCCAGAGCAAGTTACATTTGGTAGAGTTAATCCTGAGCGCGCAACAGCTAGAATTGATTATCAGCCAATAGATACTGAATGGATGAATAACAAAATGAATGCTATTTATGCTGGAACTAGAGACCAAATGATTAACCAAGGTAGTGGCAATAGAGCAATTGCAATGGCTGGTTTATCTGGCATCAATCAACAACAACAAAACGCTGTTGGAGAAGCTTATATGAAAGCTCAAGACATTAACTACGGTCGTAAGAATCAAGCAACTCAATTTAATGCTGGTATAGAAGCTCAGAATGTGGCTGCACAAAATGCTGCACAACAAACTAATCTACAATTACAAATGCAAGAGATGGACGCTAATGCTCGTAATAGAGCTGCTAAGCGTAATGCTGCAAGACAAGCAATATTAAACGCTGCAAGTAATGTTGGTGATATAGGTAGAGAGAATTACTTTGGAAATATAACAACAAAATCTACTGGATATAATCCACTAGATAATCTTAAATACAATAGATAATATGCCAATAAGTGCTTATGACAAAATAGATTACGCAGCATACAAGCCAATTTCATTTCAAGAGATGTGAGCTCCTGCGCAACAACTTCGACAACAACATGATCAATTACAAGAAGAATACGCTCAGCAGGAACAGCAAGGTGGATTATCACTATTAGGTATAGACCCAGTTAGAGATAAAGCAGCTTATGATATTCAGCAAAACTTTATAATTAAAACCAAAGAAGCTGCTGACCAGTTAGCTACTAAAGGATTTATTGATTCTGGTAGACGTAGAGGCTTAATGGAAATTAAATCTTTATATACTAATCAAGTAGTTCCATTACAAAATCAATTAAAGATACGTCAAGAAAAAGCTGATATGCTTTATAAGATGAAGTTACAGAATCCAACATATAGGGCGACTATGGATCCAAATTCAGTTTCATTAACCGATGGACTAAAAGATCCTAATGCTTTTAATTTTGATGGAGTTAGTGGAAACGACCTATTCTCATCGGTATCTAAAAAAGCGGAGCAACTAAGCAGAGTAATTTCTCAAGATCATCCTAAATTAATATCGAGTGGTATATTTGCAAATTACTTTACGGCATTGCAAAATGGAGCTACATTAGGTCAAATTGATAAAGCTATGAAGAGTGATGGTAAGTATAATCCACAAGATGTTGATAAGATGACTCAAATGCTACACGGTATAGTTGGATCTACACTGGATGAGTATGGAGTTAAATCTAAATTTGCTAATAACGAGGCAATACAACAAGAGTTATGGAATACTGCTGCTCAGGGATTGTATTCCGCTGCTGGCACTAAACAGTTTGGTCAAATGCAGGATGATATGGCTTTATATAGGAAGAAAAAGGCCGAAGATGCACCTCCACTAGAACCTCCTGGGAAGCAGTTTTTACAATATGACCCATCATTTGAAAAGCAAGACTTAAAGAAAATTGATGATAATAAAAATAAATTATTAAATTCAATTTCGGACATAGACAGGGATATAGCTCACAGACAGACGCTTGTTAATTTTGGTGGAACCAAAGAAGATATAAGAACCTTAAATATTCTAAAAGAAAGAAAGAAGTCATTATTGGTTGAACACAATAATTTGCAGTCTGAATATTTAAACTTTGCAAAAGCATCTGGAATTAAAATTCCAAAAAGCAGTAACGGTAAAATGGCTAAAAGTGATTATGAGTCATTAATATCTTTGGTTTCAGAGAAAATGAAAGAAGACTATAAGTCTGCAAATAAAACAAGATATTTCTTCAATACAAAGCCTGAGACTCAACAAGAGTTTTCTTCAGCATTGAGCTCTATGGATAAAGTTGTTGACATTAATGGAGATGAACTGTCTAAATCTGATATACTGGAAAATGGCAAGCTTAAATCACCAGGGGTTTTAAAGTTTGGAACTAATGGAATGTATTTACAAATTGTCGATAAAAATAACAACTCAAAAACAATACCGTGGAATCCAGAACATTTAGGTAATCCTGCAATGTCTTCAGATTATACGTTATTGACAAATATAAAAGACGACTCTAAAAATCTGGGTCAAAAAGATTTTGAAGTTAAATACGGAATTCCATTAAATAAGTCTAAGACTGTAATTGAGAATCTAACAACAAAAATATCAAACGGACTAAACAGCCAGTACACACAAACAAAAACTGCTGATATAGACCCTGGATATCAACAATATCAATATGGACAACAATAACGAAAATCAAGACTATCTACCAGAAGATGGTGAATCACTAAAAGGTTTGGCTGGAATTTCCGAAAGTTTAAAAAACAAAAAGTATAAGCCATGACTTCAGGACGCTTATTCGTATTCAAGTCAAAATTTAAATAGTCCGTGAACTCAAAAACTTTCAAATGTTGTTGGTGGGACTGATTATGGTAATAGTACATACGATGATAAAATAACTTCAATAAATCAGTTAAACGACCTTGAAGATACTCGTGCAAACATACAGCCATTTATTGATAAGCTAGGTGCTGGTATTGGAGCTTTTGCAGGTAAAACTGTAACCGCTACAGTTGGTGGATTAGGGACTTTATTCTATGGAGTTCCAAATGCAATAGCTGAAGGTAGGTTTGCTGGCATATTTGACAATGACTTCAATAAAGCTCTTGAAAAAGCTAACGAAGGCATTGATGACACATTTAAAGTATATGCATCGGAAGCCGAAAGAAATGGAAGTTTCTGAGATCAATCATTAGGTTCTGCTCACTGGTGGACTAAATCATTACTGGGTGATGGAATGTCATTTACTGCTGGAGCTGTATTGTCGGCTTATGCAATGGGTGGTATTGGTGGGCTTTTAAGTAAATCAGCTAATGCATTAAAACTAAGTTCTGCTGCGTTTACAGGAGCTGAAACCATAGGGGCTTTAAGAACTGCCGTTAAAATAGACCAAGCAATAGGTGGATTAACCAAAACTATTGGAATGGGCACTAAATTAGCCGTTGGTTCAATGTATGAGGGCGGTGTCGAAGCCAATGATTTTATTAAACAATCATTAGGTAACTATAAGCAACAATACGCTGAATTAAATAACGGTAAAGAACCCACAGAGGAAGAATTAGATGAATATAAATTAAAGATACTTCCAACAGCAAATACTTTATTTGCAGCTAATGTAGCATTGGTAGGAGCATCTAATCTTGCTGTACTTCCAGGAATTTTCGGCAAAGGCGTTAATGAAACTATCAAGTCTGCAAGAAAAAATATAGTAATGCAGACTGTCGATGACGTTATTAAGCCGGTACTCAAAGATGAAACTTTAACTGGATTTCAAAAAGGTGCTAAACTTGCATTTCGAGGATTAAAGCCAATAGCCTCCGAAGGACTAATGGAGGAGGGTGGTCAAAACTTCGCCAAGAACATGGCATTAGATTACGTTGACAAACATTACAATCCAGATGCAGCAAAGAATACTTATGACTTAATGAACTCTTTTGGAAATGCATTAAATCAAGCTTATGGAACTGTTGATGGATGAAAGGAAATTATGGCTGGTATGGTTATTGGTGGATTTGGTTCACCTAACTTAAAAGCTATTGGTAGATTTGAAACTTCAGAAGATGGTAAGAAAAGTTGGAATCCACTTAAATTAGATTCAGAAAAGTCATGGTGGACTGGTGGTATTATTGGACAATTTCAAGACCACCACGAGTCTAATAAACGTGCTAAAGAGATAATTGATGATTATAATGCTCAAGATAAGGATGCAGCATTTGATTACTTTAAAAATAATCTATCACAAAATCAAGGTATAGCTGGACAGATAAGTGAAATCAACCACCAGAATGCATTAGGTAAAGTTATGGATGAAGCAGCTAGAGCTGGTGATTTCCATACAGCTAAAAATGCAGAGCAAGATAGATTTCATTCATATGTAAAATCAAGAGTTGATGCTGGATATTATGAAACTTTAAATGATGAGTTAATAAATCCTATTGAAAAGTTATCAGATGAAGAATTTGGTGAGACTTTTGGATATACTAATATGTCTAAAGAAGATTTAGCCAAGCGTAAACAAAAGACTGTATCGGAAGCTAAACAATCAATTAAAGACTCTGTAGATGCAATTAATTTTGTTGATAGTAGAATGTCATTTAATTTAGGAACTGAAGAAGGTCGTAATCATAGAAATATGTTAATATACGCATTGACAACTAATAAGTCCGTTGGAAAACGTATAGACCAATTAAATTCATTTATCAAAGAAGCTACTAAAGATAAATTAAAATATACTCACAATGACGAACAATTTGATACTATTGAAAGTGTATTTCAAAATAAGATTAATCAACTAGAAGAAAGTAAGAGTGGCAAATCTGCTGAAGAAATTTCTCAGATAGATAAAAATATCGCCAAGCAGCAGAAAGAGATTGATGCAATTAATTATGGCAGGAATCAATCCAAGAGTGCTGAGAGATTAGTTACTGAAGGATTAACTTCACCTAAATCTGCAATAGAAGCCAGAGAATTTGCTAATCAGATATTAAACGTTTACGATGATAATAAAGATATATCTCCAGAGGCTGTTGAGAATAGAGAGAAGCTAGAATCTGCACTACAAGATTTACCGAAGTTATTAAGGCGTAAGGAGGAAGCTTTTGAGTTATATTCAACCGCAAAAAATCCTAAAACTTGGGAAAACTTCATTAAGACTGAAAGAATTCAAGAAGCTTGGAGTAAACTTAGAGATGAGGGTGCTCAAAAGATAGCTGATGCTCAAAACGAAGAACATGCCCAGGCTGAGACTTTAGTTAATAATGGCACTGACCCAGAAACCATACATAATGTTACTGGTGCTGATATGTCAACTATTGAAAAGATTTTAAATAATAAAAAGTCAGTTCAGGATGCCAAAATATCTAAATCACTAGATGAGTTGTTACAATCAATCAATTCTCAAGGCGATCATAAATTTGAAAGCATTCAAGACTTATTAGATACACTCGAAGAAACTATTGAAGATGATGAATCTTCAGAGCAAGAGCAAGATGCTGCACAAATTCTAGCTGATAGAATTAACGAATTAATTGAATCTGCAAGACAACCAATTGCACCAGTAGATGAATCAGTTCCATCAAAAGATGGATTACTTGACAAGAACCAAGATATAGCTCCGGTTGGACAAAGTGATATTGATGAAACTAATGATATTAACGATAAGGCTAATCAAGACTTAAAGAGTGATGATAAAACTACTTCTACAAACGTTGAAAGTGATTTATTGATAGATGCATCTAATCATATTGCATGGAATAATGTATCTTATGATAATAAAACTGGAAAGTTTATTTATTCTGGGATTAATCCAAAAGCAAGTAAAATATTACAGGATTATACTAAAATAAAAGTTGGTGATAAAGTTACATTCAAAGTTAATCCAACAGCAGAATTCCCAGCAGAAGATTTAGGACATATCAAAATTGATGTATATATTAATGGAGAGCCAGTAGGACAAATTCATACAACTGACTATATTAATCCAAATAGAGTCGTTGATACAGATGGCAATCTTGAGAGAAATATTACTGAATTAAAAGACTTACGAAGTGCAATTCTATCTGGTCAAATCAAAGACTCTCAAATTGAAAAAGTTGGTAATGGTAGATTAATTACTGCAAGAGAATTTGGTGGCAATAAAACTGATAACATTCCAACAGTTCAAGCACTACCAGATAATAGTGTATTTATAACTGTAGTTAATAGTGGTAGTATTGCAACCAAACCTAAGAATTCAATTATAATTAATGAAGGTAAGATTGCAACTGGTCAAGGTAATAATTTCAGAAATGGAATGTTTGTATTACTCCCAATAAATCAATCAACCGGTGGAACTAATGCAACTAAATACATTGCAGCTCCATTAAGCCCAATGACTCTAAATGAATCTCAAGCGCAAACACTATCAACTTTAATTGAGTTGTTCCTTAGGAATCAATCTAGCCAGATAGATGGTGAAACTAAAACTATATTTGACACTATTGCAAAATCAATGCAAGGCAAGATGGGTTATAGGGATGAAATTTCTGACCAAGAAATGAATTTTAACCCACAATCTTTAAATGGACTTAGAAATATCATTAAGTTGTTTACTTACGATAGAGTTAGTTTAAATGATAATTTAAATGAGGCTGGTGAAGCTAGATCTGATAAAAAGATATTTGGTATTAATGGAAATGAAGATGTCTTTATATAATTTCTAACACCAATAGATTGCTTATTTTTAGTCATAACCTGCCTGTTATTGGCATATATCGGTTTAGTTGGCTGTAGGATAATCTCCCACTCTCTGTCAGTAAAGTCAATATCCTTATCCTCTGGCTTATCCTTAATTTTTCTTTTTAGTTGATAATACTCTTTCTCAGTAATGTTTTTATTGCCAAAATTAAATAATGTATCAATATGAAAGTCTAGCGATGTCCATGATTGAGCATCTGATGAATTGATATCTCCATAAGCTTTAATAGCAGCTTTTTCAGCAGCAGTTCTATTTTGCTCATTCTTACGATAAATCTTTTCGATATAATCCATAGAAAGGGATTTCATCTTTCTATCTCTAGATACAGTTACTTTAATAGTTTGTTTATCGCCAAAATCAGCTTCATATCCTGGAGCTAAATCAGCAGCCAAGCGTTTACCTAAGTTATCAAAAGTTGGCTTAATTAGATTGTATGCATCAACTATTGTGTGGTCAGCCTTATTGAAGAAGTTAGTTTCAAATTCGCCATGAACCCCACTATCTCTTTTTGGACCCTTGCCAAAGTCACCTTTAAAGTATTGAGCATAATCGCCATGAAACATTTGAGCTACATTGGCATTATGTATAAAGTAGTTAATAGCAAAATCAGCAGCTACAGCATCAGATAATTGTTTTTGTGATAGATTACCGCCATACCAACCTGAAACGTTTACAGCATGAGTTTTATCAATGAATTGTAATGTCTTTTCGCCATCAACAGCACCAATCTTATTATCTTTAAATTCTTGAATTTGCTTAGCAATCATTAAATTTAAAGAGTTTTTGATTGTAGACTTGATTAATTCAAGGTTTTCCTGAGTTAATTCATCTTCAGTCTTTAAAACTCTATTACCATTTTGAGCTTTTTTAAATATACCTTGAATGATATTTAACTCTGGGACTGTATAAAAATATTTAGCACCATCATTATATCCTTCAATATTTATTTTTGTAGAATAGTTGTTAGTTTCTTTCTGAACTTCCCACATTCTATTCATTTCGGATTTCACAACTCTGTCATAAATAAAACTTACAGTTGACTCATCAATACTACCATCGCGATAAATAATATTATCTCTGATAATACTTTGAATATTTATCATATTAGTCTTATCGGACATTGTTGGATAAAATAACTTACCAACACGTCTGGCAGTAACTCCAGTACCAACTTTTGAATCATTATTGTGTAATAATCCAAGTTTAAGAGCTATTATTTCCTGTGGAGATAAATCAGTCAATCCTCTATCGGAAGCTTTACCATTGGCTTGTTTTAAAGCATCTAGCGATAGATATCCGAATTCAAACGCTTCTGAAAAAGCTAATTGTTCTGGGGTTGGATTGTCACTTTTAGCTAATAATAATTGATTTAACCAATAGGAGTTATTCGCAAATACATCGGTCTTTAAATCATCTAACAGTTTAAAGTTAGACTCAACACCAGTTCTATATCCACGAGTCAATTCATACATTCTATCAATAATAAACTTATCATTAGTATATGAAAATACAGTTTTATTTCCAGAATTATGGGAATTACTATATAGATGCTTAGAGTTTTTAGCCTCTAAATCAGCCATAGCCTTTACTGAACCGGCATTGAACACATTTAAACTATCATCGGTACCAACTTCTTTGGTTCCGTCAGTAGCAGCTATTTTAATTAGTACGTTATATATATTTGTTATCGGAGAAAACTTATCGCTTTTTAAGAATAATTGATTTACACCAGTCTTTTTAAATTTACGACTACCATACTGGAATCCATCATTAAGAATTCGTTTAATAGTGGTGTATGATAATTTCATTCCAATAGAATTTAATGCATCAAACAGTTGGCTTTCAGTTACGTTTTGATTGCTTTTAAATAGTTCTTCAAACTTAGTTATAACTTCATTTGCATATTCAGGATTAAAGGTACGTTTTCCAAAAAAATCAATATCTACTAAATTAGATTTCTCTAATCGTTGATTTCAATCAGTAAGAATAACTCGTTGTCTTGAATTAGCATTATCACCCATCACTTTTAATTCACTTCCAGCAAAACTATTAATCCATTGCACGAATGACATATCAATATAATGTTTGTTCATTGCTGTAACAAACTGTTTGATGAGTGTCATGTTATTTGGAAGACCAGTTTCATTGTTGATTGCTTTAGCTTCATTTAGTTTTGCAATTAAATTCTGAACCCACTTATAATCATTGAATTCTTTAAGTCTTTCGATCATTCCATAAATATCAGGGTCACTTCCAGCTAAAAATGCATTTAATGTGTTATAAACTGTATCAAAGTTTTCAAATAATGACTCTCCAGTTAAGTAATGACTATCACCGTTTTCAAGTGTTGATAAGAATAACTTTAATTTACCAGACAATCCAGCTTTACTATCTAAAGTTACAGCGTAATCGCCAGAATAATTACCTTGAGACTTATCCGCTCCATCCAAATCTATTTCATCATTATTAGCTTTAACCGAATCTTCGTCTTGAATAGTAGTATCATCTAATTTCTCAGAATCAATACCATTTTTAAATGATAATCCAGAGCGTCTTTTAAGTGCATTGAATACCATTTGTTCAAGATTATCCCAATTTTCAAGATAACTATTAGTGTGATTTACACCAACTTGAGAGTTATTAGCTTCGTATTCATCTTTGATATCTAAGAATGTATTATAATAAGTATCTAATTCATCTTGGATATCCTGCTTTGTTAGATTTTCACCAGCAATTACACGACGAGCAATCTTCTCTACAATAGTATCAACGGTTTGATTAACTTTTTCAGATGACACAATATTGTCAGTTGACATTAAAGCAAATCCCAACATTCCCTCTCCAACAAAGTTTAAAGCTTCTGTAGTTTTTTTGTCAAAATCAGCCATAAAAGACTCATTCTGTTTGATAGGATTCTTAGGGTATAAATAATTGTAATTACCCCTAGTTGAATCATCGCTTATATTGCCATTTGCAGAGAATATAACAGGCTTTTTATTTGAAATGATAGATTCTATTAACTCTGGAAAGTTAGTGCCGTAATGAACATCACCGCCAGTTCTTACTTGATATATCAAATGTTTATCAAGTAGTTGTTTTATAATCTTTTCAGCTTGTAATTTAGTTTTTGGATTAGAATCTTTTAATTTATTAATGAAGTCAAGTGCCTTATTAACTTTACTATCTATATCCTTTCCTTCAAAATTATTATTAGACCAAGCAACGGCATTTGAAGCCGCTGCATTGTCTTGTAATATATCTTGAAATTTTTGAGTGTTGTTATCCAACACGGTACATATACTCATATTTTAATTATTTACATTTAACTTCAATCTCTTTATTTCTATTTAATGCAATCAAACTTCGTTTTATTTCATTAGGCTGTAATTTTGCATACGTTATAAAATCAGTTCCAAGATTAGGTGATTTATCTTTAATTTCAAAACCTGTAGATTCTTCTGATATTTCAGAAAAGTCTGGCATTAAATCTTCTTCTGATAAAGGTTTTTTACGCTCAATAGATTTACCATTACCACGCCTTTGTTGTAATTTAGGTTTTTCACGGACTTCAGGTTTTTGCTCTGGCTGTAATTTAGATAACTCTAAATCATATTTAGAATAGTCATATGCATCCCCAAGCTTCCATCCATCTTTTTTGCCAGAATTTAAATATTGTTGCAGTAGTTTTCGAGCATCATTGACTGAAATTACCAGATTCATAGCTATATTTTGAATATCTCCATTTTGTCTACCATAATCATCATACGATCACATCTTTCTATCCGATTGAATCATATGTACTGCGAGCAATTTATTTGAATCAAAAATATTTTTAATTTGATTTCTTTTTAATTCAACGTATTTATCAGCAATGTTTTCTTCAACATGTTCAATGGTTAGTACTTCAACTTTTGATTTCTCAATCTTTTCTACTTTTGGAGTTGCAAAAACTATATTTCTTTGAACTGTGTATGAATAATTATCATCACCTAAATCAACTGAACGTAAGTTAGTTTGTGTATTATCTTTTAAAAACTCAGGATAAGTTTTAGTTGAGAATTTAACCGACAATTTACCATCAACATTTTCTACTGTCGGAATTTGTAAATTACTAGTTCTCATTAAGGACTTATTGTGATAAAAGAATGATTGACTCATGTGGTCCGAAATACCGACTCTTAAATCATCAAAGAATATTTCAGATTCAGCCTGTTCTCATGCGGACCTGCCTACTTGCTTAGTAAAGAATTGAAATTCTCCAGCCTCATTTTGTTTAATCTTAAATGAAGCAACATTCTTGGGTGTCCCAAAAGATACAACTATTGAACCATCTTTTACTTTATTAATACCAAATATCTTCTTGGTAGATTTAACTTCGCCATCAACACCTAAATCGTCTTTAAGACTTACTCTGTCGTAAGTAAATAATTTAATAATATTTCTAAGTCCAGTTAAAGATGATGGGTTAAACTCAACCTTTTGGTCGGTCATTTCATCTCTATAAGATGTTTGACCACCTATTGATTTAGATATTGCATCGAATTCTGCTTGATTTTCATTAATCCATACACCAACTTGATTTCTCAAAAACATCTCAACTAGGTTAGTTATAGTTTCTGATTGTTCGGGTTTAAGTGTTTGCGGGCTTAATGGCGCTGCAATATAGCTAATCTTTTCAACTCCGTTATCATTAACTTTGTTTACTGGGATTAATGCAAATATACCATTTTTAAAGTTATTACCCTTACCTTGCTCTATGCCTTTCTGATTAAGTATTAAACTGTTCTTTGGTAGATTCTTTTTATCAATCTCACCATTGTTAGCAACTGTTATAACCAAACTTTTATCAGGTAATGCATCGTTAGTTGGAATATTATCAGTTCTTTTACCGCCAAACTCTCTTGCAGTGATTAAGCGACCATTACCAACTTTTTCTAAAGTAGTTTCAGTTAATCCACTGAGAATAGCTTCTCTAAGTTTAATTAATTCTTCTTTATTTCTAACTAAATTATCATCTTTAGTTGCAACTCTATCAGGTCTTATGTAATCAGTTGTATGAACATAACCAACAACCTCTCCATTAATTAATATATCAATCTTAATATGCCCTAAATCTTCTGCTGGAAATTCTGCTGTTGGATTAACTTTGAATTCAACTTTTTGACCGATAGATAACTTTCTAAAATCCTGAAGTAACTTACTAGCCTTTGGGTCTATTCCAGAATAAGTAAATTGACCTGTTGATTGGTCGTATAAGACGTTATTTCATGCTATGTGATTAAATGCATCAATAAGTTTTTCACTATCACTATCAGTCTCTGTTATACCGTCATTCTTGCGTAAATCCTTGTTTATCTCATCAACATTATTAGTGTTGGTTGATATATCAGATTCATCAGATGGCTGTCTGTCATTATCGGTCTCATCGACTAATCCTTCTTTTGTTGGAATTTTATCAGAATCTTTTGTGACTGGCTGATTAGCTTCTGTAATTAATTGATTAATTTGATTTGATAAAGCTTCGGCAGATTCAACCTGTTCATCGGTAGAATCTTCATCTTCTATTATGTCAATCAGTTCTTCGAGCAATTCATTCTCATCTTTAAATTGGTGCTCAAATGGTAAATCCTTATTCAGTATTGATAATAGGTTTTTAATTGATTTAGCTTTTTTAGCTTGCTTAATTTTATTTTTATTATCAAGTATTTGAGTTACAGTTGACATTGGTGCACCAGTCTTTTTTGCAATAACTTCTGGTGGAGTTTCCTCATCTTCATCTATTAATTTCTCAGCCTCAGCATGTTCTTCATTTTGTGAATCAGCAATCTTTTCAGCAGCCTCATCCATGCGCTTTTTAATAAGTTCGGAAACTCTTTCAGTCTTTCAGAAGTTGTTAAATGCTTTTGGGTCTTTAGCAACAGCATACAGCTCAAGAGCTTCTTCTTTGCGTCTAAGTAATTTAGGCAAGTCTTGTAGCGCTGATTCTAATTGCTCTTTAAGTTCTAACTCCTCGACTGAATTGTTTTTCAACTTATATCTTTTAAGAATCTCATCTGCAAATTTTTTAGCTTGAATGGTTGTTGGCGGAGCATCAAATCCACTCTCAGATAATTTTTCAGCTTCTTTTGAAGCTCGTCTTTCAAAATTCAAATTATCAATAACATCTTGATGAGATTTAATTTGTTCATTTATCTCTGCAATCTCAGACTCAGATTTATCTTTTTTAGAATCCTCAAGTTCTTGAATCTTACTTTTTGGAACACTTTCAATTAAATCAAAATACTTATCATCATGTTTATGTGAAACTCTTCCAGCGGTAGCATTCTTAATTACTTCATTTAATTGATCAATTCTCTTATCAACAGATTTGCTTGTAGCGATTGCATAAACATTTAAATCTCTACGCATACGACCTTCTTCGGTTCCAAGATTAAATGACATTCTACTATCTACAAAATTAATTGCTTTTGCAACATCACTTAAAGATTCTTCAAATTGTTTTACTTGCTTTGATCTCCTAGCCTCCAATTCCTCCTTTGACATATTTTGATATCCAAACTGTTCAGCATAATCCTCTATTGGCATGCTTTTTATTGGATTTATTACCTCATCTTTTATTACATCAAACATTCCAGCATCAATTCTTGATTTTAAATACATAAATATCTTATCCTGTTGAGCGTCTTTTGCTGTTTTAAAATCACCTAATGCGGCAGCCTCATCTAGCACACCCCCAAGTGTATTCATGTGGTTTATATCACTTATTTGGCCAGCTACACCTTGATTATCCCGTCTATTTGCATGGTAATATTCCATAGCATGTTCAAGTTTATTTGCATCTACGTTATCAATTAATTCTTGAGCACGCTTATTGTTTTCTCTATGAGTTTGAAACTCGCCAAAAATTCCACCAGTCCACCATGATTTATCCGCATCTAAGCTTAATGGATTCCATCTAGTTTTGCCATCTTCAGTCTTTTCAAACCTACCAATTTTTTTAATATTAGGTGAGCCAAATCCACCAATAACCATACCAGCCATAATCTCTTTCCATCCATCAATCGTACCGTAGGCTTGATTAAATGCATTTCCTAAAGAGTTCATCATGTCATAAGTATTCTTAGCTGAGTCAGGATTGTAATGCTTATCGACGTAATCTAATGCCAAATTCTTAGCAAAGTTTTGGCCACCCTCCTCCATCAGTCCTTCAGAAGCTAATGGTTTTGCGGCTCGCCATGCTAATTTAGTGGCTTTTTGAAATCCAGTTAAAGTTTCATCCTTAAGTACTGGTTTTATAACATCATCAACAGTCTGCATTACTATATTTTTTCTCGCAGACTTGATGGTCTCATTGACTCCCTTGCCAAAGATTCCAGGAAGAATAGCAAGATTAGATGCTCCAACGAGTGCTACGTTAGCTGCAAATAAGGTATTTGCTGTTGGAAGTATTTTTAATTTATACTCATCAAGCTCTTCCTCCGTTGGCTCTATACCATTGTTTTGTTCGGTATACTGCTGTTTATATCTATCAAGTGATTGTTTAATGAAATCATTAGCTTCAACTCCACCCTCATACATTGAGCCTACAGCAAATTTGGTAGCTAATCCACCAAGCTGCTTGGCCCCACCGACTAATTTATCTCATGCCGCTGCATTTCCTATTGCTGATATTTTTTCAGTTCCAGTAAAAGCTTGAGATGCCCCCTTTAAAGCATTAGCCGCTTTTGATATTCTGCCAGTATTTTGCATTTGATTTAATGCAAACTCTGGAAGATTTCCACCAAGTAATGATTTGTTGGTTAAACTTCTAATTGCAAATCCAGCATCATCTATAAGGCCGCCAGTTGCTACAGCTCCTTTCTGTAAAGCTCCGGTTAATCCGATAGCTTTACTTCCAGCGCCAATAGCTGAGCCAATACCACCCATTGCATAGGCTGATAATATAGCACCAGCAGTAAATGACATTCCATCACCAAGCAGTGATTTAGTTCACCAATGAGCAGAACCTAACGATTGGTCTCAAAAACTACCATTTCTTTCAGCTTCTGAAGCGTATACTTTAAATGTATCATCAATACTATTATTGATAGACTCTAGCGATTTGTTTAAATCATTATCAAATATAGATGAGAATTGACCATCTACTATAGCTTTGGGAACTCCATAGAATAAAGTACCCAATCCACCAACTGTAGCTGTTACAGTCTTACCTGCAAAAGTTCCAATACCAGCACCAAGTTTGTCAATAAATGGTTGTATGTTTGCACGAGTGTCTTCAAGGTCATCAAGTTGACTTATATTTACAATGTCTTCATCATATATACTTTCACCATAATCACTAGTACCTACTACATCTTTTAATGGTTGAATCTGAGATGAATATAAATTATCTCTCGATTGCTTTTGCTGAATTTGTCTTATATTTGTCGGAGAATTATAATTTAACCCCCTAAATAAATCCATACTAAGTGGTGTTGGTTTTAATTCATTTTCATATACCTCTGCCATAATTATTATTGATTGTTATACAAATTCGTACTGCTTATTTTTCTATTTTCAGTCCAAGAATTTATATTCATTCCTGAGTTTTGAGTAGCAAATGTTGGAAACATTTCAGATAATGCAGTTGCGTTTTGTATTTGCGATATTAATTTAAGATATTCTTTAACCTCCGTACTATTTAGTTGTGATGGAGTAAATGATATGTTATTTGGCATTTCATACCGGCTTAAGTCAACACCGTAGTTTCTTGCATCAATAGTATAGTTTCCGGATAAATCTTTTTGAAATGTTGATTTATTTTTTTCTGGATCCATTATTGCACCACGTATAGACTTGCCAGCTTCTGATAAATATTTTAATCTATTTTCCATCTCTGGATTTTGGAATATAGAACCATCGGCTTTGTATGCATTCCCATCTCCAAACCTTATTTCAACACCGGAACCCATTGGGGCGTATGTTATTACTGGATTTCCATAAGTTTTTTTGAGTTCATTGAATTTATTAATATCCAATTCCGTAGATCCACTCTTAGGGAGTGTAACTGATCCAGACTGTATTGCCTGGTAAACACTTTTTGATATATTGTCATCCCCGGTAGCTATAGTATATACTGGACTAACTGATTTTAATTTCTCCTTCTCGGCCTTTATTACATTATCAACTAATTCATTGTATTGTATTTTTGTCATCTTACCAGTTGAACTCAAATTAAATTTTATTCCATTTTTTTTAGCAAGTGACATAATTTCCATTTTAGCTTCATCCCTCTTTTTATTTATATTTGATGGACTTAATTTTGGATCAACATACCAGACATCTCTATTAGTTCCACCAGTTGAAGTTTTTAGTTGACCATATTTATCAACAGATGCAACTTTATCAACCTTTTCGCCCTTTGCGTATTTGCTTAAATTTTCTAATTTATCGTAAGCATCTTTATCTGATATGTCTGGGGCATAGTTCATTGGAAATTTTGGAATTATTGGTGGCGGAGTATTTTTTGGAGTCTCTAATGATTTTTGCCATAAATGCATTCCAGCCTGATCTGTTACATTACCAAATTGTTTAGTTCCAATAGCATTATAAGCTGCCTGTGATGTTGAATCCCATAACTCATTAATAGCCTTATCGTTGCCTTTAAACTTATCATAAACGCCAAACTCCCTCATAGTACTATCAATAGTTCCGTGAATCATATTGGTCATTTTATCAACTACTGCTGGGTCATATCCTTCACGCTTCATGGCGTTAGCCGCTTGGTCTGGTGTAGCACCACTTTGAATAGCTGTGAAATATAGAAAACTTAACTTAGGCATTTTCTTTAACTCAGGAACATCCTGATTAATTGTCTTAGATAATTGCTCAAGCTTTTTAGCTGCGGTTGAATATAATTGATTACCACTAACCCCATCATAGTTAAAGGCTGTTGAGCTTTTAAGTCCTTCAGTTAATGAAATGTCGTTTGGATTAATTGTAGCTCTAAACGTTGGGTCTTGTAATTGTATTTTCCTCAATTCCTCGGCACGTTCTTGACGAATCTTTAATTGATTTTGTAATGGAACTACTTGATTTGTATATAAAGATTTAACCTCCATTAAACCTCTACGTCTACCAGAATCAATAAATCCTTTAGTTGCCAATTGGTCAGCAGCTTCTTTAGTTTTAGTTATAAAGTTTTGCTGAATATCATAAGCTGCCTTATCTTTAACTGGGTCTATTCCCAACAATGATAAGCCACCTTGTTGTTCTTGTTGAGCATATTCTTCTTGCAGTTGGTCATGTTGCGCCCTTAATTGTTGTGAGGGCGCTCACATTTCTTGAATGCTCAAAGGTGTAAATTGAGCGTAATTCATTGTATCGTAAGCACTTATCGGCATCTTATTATTTTTTATATGTTATGTTACCTTGAGCATCTGTCTTATATCCGTACATAGCTTGACCAGTTTTACTAGCCCAATTCTCCCTACCTATATCACCAACATTATTTGCTGCATTTAATATTGCTTGTCTTGCAGCGTTACGCTTGGCAGCTCTATTACGAGCATTAGCATCCATCTCTTGCATTTGTAATTGCAAGTTAGTTTGTTGTGCTGCATTTTGTGCTGCAACATTTTGAGCTTCTATACCAGCATTAAATTGAGTTGCTTGATTCTTACGACCATAATTAATGTCTTGAGCTTTCATATAAGCTTCGCCTACAGCATTTTGTTGTTGTTGATTTATACCACTTAATCCAGCCATTGCTATCGCTCTATTACCACCTGCATTATTAATCATTTGGTCTCTAGTTCCAGCATATGTAGCATTCATTTTATTATTCATCCATTCAGTATCTATTGGCCGGTAATCCATTCTGGCAGTTACGCGTTCAGGAGCAACTCTACCATATTTAACTACTTCTGGTTTTTCAAACATATCGCTAATACCCATTGCCATATTGGCAGCAACTGGTGCGTATCTTGAAAAGTCAGTAGATTGTATTTCTTCTTGTTGATATGGATTTCTTTCTCTAAATGCAGCATATTCTTTAAGGGCTACATTTATATCTTTTACATTTGATAACGGATTAACTTTCCAATCTACACCTTGTAATTTCATACTTCTAGCATAAGCATTTTGGTCGATTCCAACTAGTGGGGTATTTAATTTAGTCAATGGCATTCCCTCAGCACCTATATTGGAACCTTGCAATGTTGGATTTTGATAATGAGTTTGGTCAATGAACCCACCATTAGCATATCCTTGAGCTAACATATTAGCATTTGGTTGTCCTTCCATTGGAATACCTTTTTGTGGTTGTATTTGCTCTTTTAAACCTTCTTGAGCAGCAGTTAATTTAGCTAAGTGTGCCTTGACTCCATTCTTGCTTATTGGGTCATTAGGTCTATCCTTAGCTTCTCTATTTAAATATTTAGAAGCATCGGCAAATGTCTTACCATTTAATCCTTTAGGTAGTTTAAAGTCTTTGGATATTTGTGGATTAACTTTAAGTCTATCAGAAAATATGTAATCTTCATGTTTAGTTTCACCCTCTTCAACTAGATTGGGTTGACCGTTAGCTCCAGTACCCTGTAAGATTCCTCCGTTTGGGTTGCTTTGATGTGAACCCCCCGATTCAAAGGAAGTTAATTGCGATGGCATCTGTCCACCATAAGCATAAGCGTTTAAATCTCCACCGAATGCGTTAAAATTTTCCATTGATTGTCGTAAGTCTTGTTGATTAAATTGTCTATTCTTAGCTTGTAAGTTATTGGTTCATTGTCGCTCGGCTTGCTCAGCTTTATTTTGCTTAGCTTCGTTGCCAAAAATACCTGTAGCTATTGGCACCAACCCAGCTAATGCGCCTCATGGTCCAGCCACTTGCATGCCAGCCATAGCTGCACTGGCAGCATCTCCAGCAATAGCTCCAAATCCTTTCTGCTGAGTATCCACATTTACATTGGTATTTAATATATCACTACGAGTCATGTCTTGAGTACCAACAACTTCTTTGCCAATACCTGAAGTATCGAAGTCTTTAATAGTACTATTAGCTAACCCCATAATTCCAGGAGCAGCTCCTAAAGCCCCAGATAATCCAGCACCTACATTGCCAGCCGCAAATTGTCCAGCAGCAGATGATTTGAAGTCCGTGGGTAATCCACCTAGTTTATATAGATTTCCACCTTTTGCAAATATAGCTGATTGATTATATTCTCGTGGAACTACAAACTTATTTAATTTCTTTTTTGCCATAATTAAGCATTTATATTGTTGTTTTAATTGATTTCTACATTAATTTTTAAAATTCTTGCAAAGTTACAAATAGTTTTTTGATTATACAATAGTAAATACCATTTATAACAAAAAAAGCAACCTATACATAAATAAATATATATAGGTTGCTCTACTTTAAATTGTATATGTTACAGTCAAATCCTGCATATCAAATTTTTTATTAATATTGATGTCTGTTTTATTATGAGATAATTTTAATTTAGCTCATGTTGAACGTATTCTATTTAAAGAATTTCTAGTATCAATCATAACTAGTCCAGTACTATTATCAAGCGTTTTTGATTGCCTTGGTAGTTGAACCCTATTTACATTAAACTTTCGTTTAAGAGAATTCAAATACTGTCTATCATTTAGTTCTCCATACTGATACCAGTTTGCTATCTCAAGACTATTCCAATCTATGAACTGATCGTTTAATCTATATTCAAGCGTATTAAATACCTTATCTGATAGTGGCTCTGGATTAACTAAATACTCAACACTAAATGGTTTTTGAACTCCATAAAACATATTGTAATCACCCTTGTTGTGTAATCATACAATGGACTTATTTACATCTGACTCATCCTCTGCTTCTGAATATCCTATTGATATAAAGCTATCTCAGACGTTTTTCATTTGTGGAACATTTATGTAATCAAAGAATGACACAAATGATCCGAGTGTTTCAGAATAATTTAAACAATCAGTATCATCATGAATATATAAATCATTATTTACTCTATCATAAGATAAATTAAAATCTCTTCCGACTGCGTTTTCATTAAACCAGGATTTAAATCCAAGTGATAATCCAAGATCTTTAATGCCATCTCCAATAGATATTAAGGATTTATTTATATAATCTACGAAATAAATGCCCTGCTTTCCTTCGATTATAGACCACTTATTGGATGCTCCATATTGATTTGATAAATATCTATACTCAGGAACTTTATATCCATTTGTAAGCTCCACCGAGACGCCATCAGAGGCTTGCTGTTGAACTCTTTCATTAAATAATAATCTAGCTACTCCCTTTGGTTGAAATGCGTATAAATCGTTATTAAATATGTTCAATGAAGATACTTCTCCATAAGTTCCATCCAGGTCTATTGAATTAAGCATATTTAAATTAGTCCAAGAATCGTTTATAGAGTCAGACACTTTAGTCGATGTTCAAACTATAGTGTTTTTATAGTTGGTCGTGTTAAACAACTCTGGATCTAATATATTATAATTGAAGTAATTATTTTTTTGAGAATATATGTTATTAAGTAGACCATAATTTGATTGAGTCATTAAAGAGCTATCGGTGTTATATCTATTAACGTCAGATCTTCCATCTAAATTTACAAAAGATTCGCATATAAACGATATAACTTCATTGTGTTGCGGTATTTGATTTATATCATTTGGGAATACTCTAAGTAAATCAAATCTCTGAATGTAAGTATCTCCATCTGTAAAATCAATAACAACTCCAGGTGTTAGCTTCTTGGCTGGTCCACATGGTATTCAATTGTTACTAAATAATGCATCATCGGTATTTCCACCATATTTAGAATAGTTTGGATTTGCTGGATCTGAAATGACATCAGAATACATATCAAATATTGGTAATGAGTTGTATGATCTATAGTTGTTTCCAACACTATTTAACGGTATTACATCGCACGAATACTTATCAGTTGAAGTTCTATAATATGGTTTATCAAATAATTCTGGACTTACATATCCATCATAATAATCAATCGTATTTTCAAGCCTTGGCATTGTAGAGAAATATCCACCATTTTTTTTGAATGAAAATATAGCATGACTTGCCGTGTTATACTTCATTGATAATCCATAGTTTGCAAAATCAGTATAATTAACGCTGCCAACTACAGATTTTAAATTCTTATAACTACCACCAGGATATGATTTATCTACATTTTTTGAATATAAAATAGACCCACTACTATCTTCTTGATTTGTAGAATAGAATATACTTAAATCATTTATAAGTACATTCGGACTATTTATGTTTAATTCATATCTATATGAATTATCGGATAAATTACTATTTATTCCGAAATAAACATTAGATGATCTCAATAGCTTGGTAAACTGAATATCCTTATCGCTATCATCGTAGTGCTCTGGGGTTCACATAGGGAAGTTGAGTTTTGATTGAGCACCATTTATAGTTGCAGTTGATAGGATGCCTTTTTTGTAATCCCAACCATCTGTAAGCGTAGAATTATCATAGTTCTCTAATACTGTAGTTGTATTTTTAATATCTAATTCAACTCCGCTATCAATTGAAAAATTAAAATTTAATCCTGTTGGAAATGAAAATCCATATAGTCCAACCTTTTTAACCGAATTAATATATGAATTTATCGAGTCATAATTGTGAGTTATTTCAGGACTTCAGAAATTAACTGTGTTTTTATCAATAAACAAAAGATCTCTATCGAAATTACCATTTAATGCACCACCAGAAACATTTGATGGATCAGGTGAGTATATGTCATGAAATTCAACAGCATCATAATTTGCCATATTCTCTATGTGTATATTCGGAGCGTCAGGAGATTGTCTATTAAAATTATTATTTATTTTTAATAGATCAAAATGACAATACCTACCGTTATAACTAACCGCTGGATATGTTTGCTTTGTTTCCGTCTCGGTCCTAAATAGATAGTCTGGATATGAGAAATATGAAGTTCTTACATTGCCGGAGAGTCTATTTTTCATTGTAGCCAATGTATTGCTCAATATACCCTGAGCTATAATAGTTCTATCTGAGTTTTTCAGTGGAACCATTACTGGCCTAACTTTTACAAACTTAGAGTTTAAATTGTTTAATTGATTGTATAACGAACTATTTACTGTATATACGCCTTTTATTTTATTTATTAATACGTAGTTTAAATCTTCAGAATATCTAATTGAATACCTTTTATCAACAGTCTTATCAATACCAAGTCATATTGGTGTTGATCATTTGCCATTTGAATATTGGCCCTGTATACCAAGCCTGTATGTTTCATCAAACTTAAAATGCCTTATCTTATCACTATCGCTAAGTGATTTTGGCCTATATGGATATGATGTATCACTACTTGACTGAATACTCTCTAATACAGAATCTGCATCTTCTACCCACGAAAAATTATCACTAGAATTTGGATATATTAAATTTAAAGATGATGGAATTGCATCGTTTTTAATTAATTTTATATTTCCAAGAAATAAAGTGTTATTCTTCTGCGACATACACCGAGGAACTAATTCCTCTCCACCAATATATAGCAATAAATCAGAAGACACTATTGAACCGTAATTACCATTGTCGATGAACATTAGACTGTTGGAAGTACCAATTTTCAAATCAATCAAACTCTTTACTTCTGGTGTTGTATCTATAGACGTTCTATGTATTGAGTATATTCTTACATATTCAAACTTATTTTCAATTCCGTTTAATTCAATTTTAAATGTATTATTTACAATCTCATCAACCTTCCCGGCTCTATCTACTGGCGATACATAATTTATTGGTGTTATATAAAATATGTTTGACTCCGCCCCATTCTTATTGAAGTAAGTAAATGCATATTGTATAACTCCAGATTTAAATGAACCACCACCATATTGCTTTGTTATATTGACAGATTCGTTTAATTCTAACTCTTGTACAAAATCAAATCTGGATGAACCTGAGTTGTTATAAACTGACTCTGCAATATTTATTACGCGAGGTTGATTTAATCCATCTATCCAATATACTTTCTGGATTGATTCATTTTCATAAAATGGAAGGGTCTGTATTTTGTTGTTATAATTAAAATTAAGATTTCCTTCAAATAACATTGCTGTATTTGATATTTTTGAAACATCATCTGGCCTATCAATCCTATATATTCTGTCGGTTGATTCATCATGCGTAAATAATACTAAGAAATTATTAAGGACACAAGATCCAAGTGTTTTACCTCTTATTTTTATTGTTGGCATAGTTTATTAATATGGTAATGGATATTGAATTGGGCCTATGTTAAGATCGGAAAAATTCACATAATACATATCATTTCTTAAATAACTTTTTGTTAATTCAGTTATGTTTATTGAATACTGATCAATATCTACGGCAGTAGATGTGGATCCCGCATCTAACGTAATGATATTAGAACTATGAGAACCTTCAGGTATCTCCATAACATAAGTTATATTATCAAATGGATCTTCTATTGTGATTGCTAGATCTTGTAATGCGATAGATGGATATATTGTTGCTTGATATTGTTTATCTGCTGGGTTTACGAGTCTAACAACTTGACCTTTTGCGTATTTTCTTGCAATATAAGCTGAATCTCCAAATGTTTGACCGAGACTATATTCAGATTCAACATGAAGTAGTCAAGTATCAAGTCTTATATCAAAGTCATAGTCCGACATCTTTTGCATATCATCTTCTGTAATAGCAGAAAATGTTCCAAATGCACTCTTTCCGTCAAGAACTAAATATGGGTCAGAGATTGATCCATCATTGCCAGTCCTTTTTATAGTGAGATTTAAGGTTCTCAATTTACCTGTTTTTACAAATGCCATATTATATGCTTTCTATTAATGTGTCTGAGTAGCTTGAGAATTGTAATTGATAACTATATGCTAGAGGCTCTAATACATCCTGATATCCAGAAAAAGATAATGAATAATTGTATGCTAGAGGCTCTAATACATCCTGATATCCAGAAAAAGATAATGAATAATTGTATGTTGGAGGCTCTAATGTATCTTGATATCCAGAAAATTGTAATTGATAACTATATGTTGGAGGCTCAAGAACATCAGAATATCCACCAAATAATAAATGATAACTATAAACCACATTTGAAAAGAAGCTTATTGATGTATTACCTCTTTCATTTGTAATACTTAGAAGGTCATTGCCATCTCTAGCGGTAAGTCGTATGTTCTTATTGCTCCAAGAATATTCAGGATTAAAGGATGAATATGAATCATCCTTTCTCATTCCTTTTATTTTATAGACTGATTGCTTAATTTGCATGATATTTAACGATTACCAAGGTTTTTGAATCGTGCCCTAAACTCATTATTGCGCGTCAGGATTGATTTGAACTGACGAGACAATGATTCCATGTCGCCGTAAGTTAAGCGTCTACTATGGGTCTCATACCGCCCCACATTTCATGCATAATCTTGTTGTGCTAATTGCAAGACCTGGCCATTAATTTTACCAGCCCTAAATAGCATCTTCAGAAATTGAACCTCTATGTATGATTGCAATGCAAGTATAAATACCGGATCATCTGGCATTAGTGGAATTCCATAATCTTCAGATGTTTCATCAGTCTCTGTAGCTATGCACTTGTATTTCAAAAGTAAATTACCCTCTTTCTTAGATAGATATACATATCCACCTTTGATTTTATATGAAGGTTCAGTGCGTTTATCTGGAAAGTATTCGTTAGGGTTGGTATCTTGATATTCCTCGTAGTTTCCAAAATAAGTATCAGTTGCTGTCCTAGCGATCTTATGATCAACCTGAACTGTAATCTCCTCTAAAAAATCATCCGGTAGTGTAGCTCTGTAATTTACTATTGGAATTTCTGCATTAGTAAACTTTTCATCGAATAATTCAGGAACCCCAACGATAGTTATAAAGTCAATAAAGTAATCAATAACAGTTTCAAAATTTAACCCAATAAATATTGGATCTCTTAATATCTTATCTGCGACGACTCTTAGATTCGTCCATTTCGTTTTAGCCATGAGCTTTTAGGTGGTTTTAAATATGTATCATAATTACCAGCATGTATAGCTAGTTTTAATTTTTGCTGAAGTTGTCTATTGAATTTTATCGAATAGTATCCGTTGTACTTATACGTTCTACCGTATTGTGGATAGTTAAATCTAAAGACAAATTCATCATCGTACCTAACAAGTGTCTTGTTTATCCTAGACTCCTCATCTTCATACCACAACCTAATAGTGCTATTCATATCAATTTTTTTTGTTGATATAAATCTACCGCTTTCGTCTATCCATGATTTAGTTTCGTATTTAACAACCTCTATCTTTCCAAATCCATCAGGTAATCTTATTGATTTATTTTCAATAAGGTAATCTGCAATAAGATTATTCATTTCCCTTATTATAGATAGATACTCCTTGTCTTTAAGCACAAATTCTTTTTCTTTTGGACGTATTTTTCTATAATAACCAAAGCCAGATATCGTGTTCTGACTTCTAGTTATTTTATGTTTTCTATTACCATGTACATTTTGGACTTCTTTTGCGTAGTCTTCAAATGATTGCTCCATTAATTTTATTGTTTTGGTAGACTAATATCATCAGTCGCATTATTGGTTACATCCCTGTGGATTCCATTGATTGCGGCAATTTCTTTGACACACAAATCTATAATTGGCTGAATTAACGACTCTTCACATGGAAATGTAAAGTCTAATACATCTAGTGTATCATTATCATTAAATTTATATCCATCTATTGGATTATCCAATATAGTGTAATAATATATACATGAATCCGAAAAACCATCTGATACCAATTGATACAATATATCTTCAGATATAAGTGAATATTCTAATTCAGGTGTTGTTGTGTTTGTTTCTCCTATTAATGGAATTGAGTTATTGGAATTTATCCCAAGATTTTTAGCATACATTTTATTATCTAAGTCTATTGTTACATAAACTTGGTTTCTAATTCATTTATTATATCCAATTGTTTTAAATCTTTGTGGATTAATAAAATTCAAATTATCACTTTTCATTCCATCGTTACTAACAAATGTATATTGTCATAGATTTGTTACATCAAGTATGTTTGGAAGTTGTTTTATTGATTGATATATTTCACCATCTTTGTATGACGTATCGAAATATACATTCAATCTTTGATAGTAGGCAAAAGGTATTTCTACCTTTTTGCCTTTATATTTTTGTGTGAATAGTAACGAACGCATCTTGTTCGCAATATAGATAACATGCTCTACTTCAAGCAAAGCATCATCACTTATTGTCTTAGTACTGTCAAGAATTGCATACACAATTTCCCTGTAGGTGTGTGCCATTTTATCTTATATTATTTGTAATAGTTATTTTAGTATTTTCAGCCTTACGACGTCTTGATATATTTCCACAATCACCACATCTATATAACTGATATCTATTAGTAATGGTGGTGTATATTCCATCTTTTAATAAATGTTTACCACCACATGTTGGACAAACATCAGTATCATCCACGTTATTATACAAAACATAATTTGGAAAGTTTTTAATCCATGGTTTTAAGCGTGAGAATGCTCTTTCAAGGCTTATGACATCCCAATCATTATATTCCGACATTCTAGCCAGGGCTATTGAATCGCCGGCCATGCAATCTTTCCACAACTTAAAGTTAGTATCAAGTTTTCTATCTAATCCAAATTGAATTAACAAATTATCGAGTTTATTTGAACTAAATGCAAAATTTTCTTTAACAACCTTCAGGGTATCTATGATGCGAAAAGGACGTGTGGGCGGTAATCCATTAAGAATGAAACGAGTATTAATTTTCTTATGGTCAAATTTAATTCCATTATGTGTAACAACACAATCGGAAATATTTAGAACGTTCCATAAATCTAACATTATTCTTGAATCATCTTCGTTTTTGGCTTCATCTGATGTGAGAACTCCATTATACATCTTATCTTCTCCTCCAAACTTTGCCGACCAACTCAATATAAACCATTCAGATATAGTTTGGTCTAGTCCAAGATTTTGATTCCATCTAGTCCACCAATAGCCTATCATGGGCGCAGTCTCAACGTCTAAGAATAAGACTTTCAATGAGTTAACTGTTGGTTGATTAAACGCTACTTCTTTTGGGTGGTATGTTGTTCCAAATTCCTTAATGTTTTTACGAACAATAGACCGCGCTTCTCTAATAATATCTATATCTGTTTTTAACTGAAATCCAATCTTTTTTGCACCCATTAAAAGTAAATATGGTTTTTCTTTAAATACCTCAATAACCTCTTCTTTAGTCATGTATTTTATTTTAAATTAATACTCATTTACAACAAAGCCTCAACCTATAATTTACGTTTAAATTATAAATTGAGGCAAAGGTAATATAAATAATTGGAATATCAAAACTTTTTATGTATTATTTTTAGAAATATGTTACAATTAATATCTATATACTTGATTTATAACCTGAAATTAAATTAATCACCTCATTTTCATTATCAAATTTAAAACATTCCGTTCTTCCCTTGAATTTTATTTTTGGAAAATATGAATTTGATGCGAACTTTCTATGTAACACTATTTCTAAGTCGTAAATAGAACTAGCATCTCCATTAATTTCCATTAGAATAGTAGACCTATATGGTATCTTCATAATCCTAGATTTTATAGAAACGGATGTTATTCCTATTTTATAAAATATCTCTGAATCTGATTCGCACTTTAATAAATACAAAATTCCATCAATACCATTAGTCTTACATCTATCTATAAATTTTCCTCTGTTGAACCCTCTTTTCTCAAGAGAACATCCGTTACATCCACATCCGCGATTTAATGTATTTGAAACTGTTATTTCAAAATCTCCGTGAATTGGACATGTGACAATTGCTTTTGATTGGGAATTATCACATTTTGTTTTGGAGTAGTCGTAAAAATTTCCTAAAGATAATTTTATCCTATCTAAATATTTTGAATTTTTAGTGGTTTGTGATATTAATCTTTTAATATTTGGATTTGTAAAGCTTAAGCAAGAAGAAGATTCATTGGTTGCTATGTTTTCAATTCTTATTAATGGTCTATTGTTTATGTATTCAATATTAACAGCACGCAAATCAGTATTAAAAAACGAGTTTTCATTCATAAATTTAAGTTTAGATTTATGCGTCATTGTTTTAACGCCACCTTTAAATCTACTTATCTCTGAAAATGGTATGATATGATTATATCCATTGCTTTCTATTTCAATTAGATTGCTATATTTTCTAACAATCCTAAATCCATATCTTTCTTCTGGTGATTGTGCATGCTTTATGTATTTTGAGTTTTTTACATTGGCAAGAATTAGGTATTTTTCTGAAATAGCGTAATCCTCGCCAATGTCTAATTTTACTTCATTACATTCTTCAATATCATTAATTGAAAAATCCAAACACATCTCTAAGTTTAATTTTGTTTTTATCATTATTCGTACTTATTATAAACTTATGCAAGATACGAATAAGTTTTGAATTACACAAGCTTTTTATCAAAAAGTTTAGCTTGATAATAAAATAGTTAGT